TAACTTGTTTAAAAGTCTCTGAGAGTCCTTAACCTTGTTCACATCTGACTTTGGATAGGGAGTATTTGTCCAAATGTTCGTGAATGGAACAATTGGATAGATATCAGTGTTTAATATACGCTCATAAAGTAGTGTGTCTCCAATGCTACTGCATTGTGCAATTCTTGTTTGTTGTATTTCTTCAACTTGTATAGCTCCAGATTCTATAGCTTTTTCTGTTTCCTCTTCTTGAATAACTTGAAGATAAACTTCAGGGTCAACTATTTTCTCTGCACCAGTTAAAGTATTAAATAATCTATAGTAAGGAACTCTTACTTTGTAAAATCTATCAAGTATTTGATATTTTTGATTTACATTATAATCTAAATCTTTTGCTTCAGCAGGAGTTAAAACATTATTGCTGTTTTTTAAATTAGATGTTGGATAATCTTCTCCATATAAAGAATTTACACCAACTTCTATATCATCAATCATTTCTTCTAACTGAGGATATAAGTCTAAAACTTGCTGTTTGGTTAAAAAAGTAGACAATATCATTCCTGACGCATCATTAAAAAATCTATCTCTAGATGCTGGGTCTACATATACTCTAAAAGGGTCTACGTGTGTATACTTTACCTCTCCTCTTCCATAATCTGCATCAGGGTCAACATATACATACATATATCCCAGTCCAGTAACAGCATAATCGTGTACTACTTGTTTAAAAGTACTATCACCGTTTGAAATGTCCCATACATATTCTAATATAGTTCTCCAAACGTTTGCTAATTTATTATCAGAATCTTCTCTTGCAATTACAGAAAACCTTGCTGGTCTAGCTGTAAGTAAAGATTTTAATTTATCAACAGCTGCATATACTCTGTCAATAACAAAATCAGCCTGCCCTACTGCTTGTAAAGCATTTGATTCATCGTTGCTATAATGATTTCCTAAAGTAAAATCTACTGCATTTCTTGCTTCAGCGTCCCACTGCTCTCTAGCGTCTCTCCAACGCCTAAAGAGTTCTTTAGATATTTGTGGTTTGCTTTTATTATCGTCGTAGTTTGCCATATACTCCCAATTTGTATTTTACGTCTAAAATAACAACTTTACGACGTTGTTGTCAAGAAAAAAATTATATTTTTTGTCCAGTAATCCAACTTACTGCTCTAGATGCAACGCTTTTCTCTTTATTTAACATTCTTTCTTCGAATTTATCTCTATCTACAGCGTTACTTTTTGGAGGCTTTGCTGTTGTTACAGCATACCATAAACCATCAAGAAGGTCGTCGTTTCTACCTTTTGGAAACTCATACATTTCATCTACTATTTCTTGATGTTCTTTTTTGATATAAAGCTTTCTACCATTTACAATAGGACATAGTAGTGCTTCTAGTCTGTCTTCTTTTTTAATACCACCAGGTGGCCTAACACCTTGAGACAATCCAGGTGCTAGTTTTCTATCTTTACCTGCTAACTTATTAACATGGTCTTTAATTAATCCTTGTGCTCCAACTTTTTCTACATTTACCCTTCTAACTGGGTGATATTTTCTAGCAATGTCTATAATTTGTTTTGGCATATCATATAAAGGAGAATGTTCTCTATAGTAATCGATTAAATATATATTTCTTTCACTATCTATTCCGATAGTTACAATTACTTGATAGTCGCTTTTTGCATTTGCTTCATAAGCTAAGTCTACTCCCATATATACATTTACTGGTATAGCAGCCTCATCTATCATCATATAATTAAAACCATTTCTATTTTCCAAGTATCCTCTATAGTTATGTATTCTATCTATTAAGAACTTAGCATTTTCTACATCTCTTGCTTCATTTAAATATTCTTGTGCAAATTTATGAACAAGACCCATGTCTGTGAATCTGCTTTTAATATCAAGAAGTTTTTCTTTTGTAAAATAATTTGGCCATAAAGGTATTCCATCTAATATGGCCTTCTTATACATAACAGCCCAGGCTGATTTTCTATTATCTTTCTGAGCGTCTAACCAGCCGTCGTAAACTCCCTGAAGGAATGAATCGTAATGGACTATTGTACCAATAAGCCATATGGAACCTTCGTTTTCTTTGGAGTTTTCTAGAGCGGGTTCTACTGTGGACATTACCCATTCTTTAATTTCCTTTCTTCTATCTGGTGTTTTTGTATTTAACTCTGACTCAAAGTCATCAAGTATAATATTAGTATAACGTAATCCCAACTGCGAACGTCCACGCAATCTTTGAGATGTACCTTTTGCAATAATTCTATCTCCTCTAGCTGTAGTAAATTCTTTTTCTGTCCACTTACTACCCTTTAAGTCACCAAAATAATATTGTAAAGCAGGATTCATATCAATATGGTTTTGTATATATTTAATATGGTCAATAGCCTGTGACTGTTCTTCAGATACCCAAGCAATAAATTGTTTTTTCTCTGGAGGTGCAAAATACAACTGATATAACAATGCCGTTTTTGCAAGAGTTGATTTAGCATGACCTCTAGGCAATATAATGCAGACTCTTTTTTCATCGCCTAGTAACAGGTCACTTAGCTCGTATTGGTATGGAGCAGGGCTAGATTTCATAAAATCTTCTGGTAAAAACATTTGACCAAAAGTTATTATGTCTTTTCTAGCTAATTCTAATGCTTTTTCTTTCTGATTTAAATCAGGAGGTATAATATTAAATTGCTGGGGTTTGTTCGAATTTTTTTTCATATACCCTATCTAGCATAATTAACGTTTTCATAGAATGCCAATCTCCATCTGGCACTTCTGTAAAAGTTTTAGACTTTTCCCACAACTTAGGTCCAGCTACATAAATCCAAGCTTTTTCAGTATCTCCGTTATCTAGCTCTACATTTACTGTTGTTCTAATGTATAAACCGCCATCAACGTTTTCATATTCGTCATACATATTAAGTTCTTCATCAGTTACGTCTACAAGCTCTACAACAGCTCCTTTACCTTTTTCATTCTTAATAATAGCAGGAAATGATTGTGTTCCAGGGAATACCAAGCTAAAACCTTCTATTTTACCTTTATCTGGATAATCTCTTCTTAATGTTCCATATACAGCTAATCTCATGAATATCCTACCTCTCTTACTATACCTAAGTCTGTTATTTCAAAATCAGTATCATACATAGTCAAACAGTTAATACATTTTAATCTATTTGTATCTTTTGTTTTGATATCCCAAATATATACTGCAGTTTTTCTTAAATGGTATGAACAGATGTGACAGCGCTTACTTCTCGCGTGTGACTTTAACTTCTTCCAGTTTTTTGACTTCTTTCCCTTGAATTGCATTTAGTTGCTCCTTCGTAAATCCTTGGAACAATGTTACAGATTCTGTTTGTTTTTCTGTATCCATCATACCAGAAAGTTTCATTAATGTTGTTATAGCAGTAAGTTTATCTCTATCAGAGGTACCTCCTTTATCTATTATGTGACGCATTTCTTCTAATAGATATAATGGTGTAATCTCTGCTTCTGCTAAATATTTGTCTATTTCTTCTCTAATCAATTTTTTCACCCTATCAGTTTTTAATAATAGTTTTGCTTGTGATTTAGCATAATCTTCTTTTTTGCTTGGAAAAGCTTTCATGTATGCTTCAACCACATCATCTCCTTTTGCTACGTACTTACTAAACAAAAATTCTTTTTCTGTTGCGTGTTTACGTTCTTTCTTTCTAACAGAAGGAGATTTACCTTCAGTTGAAAAGGTGTGCATGTTTGTTCTCATTGGGCCATCCATATTAACTTTGTCGGAGCATATAAAAGAACCTATGATAGTTCTTATAAACGTGGTTTCTTTTTTAGATTTTTTAAGAATACCTAAATGTAAAACCTGACAAACGTTTCCGTCATCCGTTAAAACCCAATCACCTGTATTTGAGTGTCTCCAATCAGTGACTAAAGAAACATCGCTATGATGTTCTCTAAACTCAGATTCACTCTCGTAAAGGTAGTGTGTCACACCTTTAACAACTCTTTCTAACATAATTTAACTATTTTTCTTCTTTTTCGTCAACGTCTTTTTCAAGTTCGTCAATTACGAATCTAATATAGTTATTAGCAAGAAAACGTAGTTCATTAGCTTGTTGGTCTAATCTCATCAATTGACCAGCAAGTTCATTAGCTCTATTATACTGAGCTTGTGCTTCTTCTGTTAAATCAGAATATAAGAACTCGATTTCTTTACCATCATTCATTATTGTTAGCTTTTCTTCTTTCTTAGCCATGTTCTCTCCTATTACAGTGGTCTCACCATTGGTGGTGCGTGTTCTTCTAGTTTTCTATGTAACAACTCTAATATCTCTACATCTGCGACATTATGGTCATATACATACTTTAAAGACTTTTTATCGCCCCATCTTGCTTTTTGCCAGTATTCTGGTTTGATTCTTGTTTTACCATCAATACCAAAAAACTCTGTTGCAGCTTGCAAAGATGAACGATGTAGCTTTAATTTAGACCTAACTACATAATATAGGTCTTTATGTGACTTTTGCTTGTACATAGGGAAGTATGTTCCGTGATATAAAGCTCTAGTTCTAATAAACGGAATATCAAACCTAGTACCATAATAAGTCATAATAACATCGTATTTGTTCATTTCATCTACTAAAAGCTCAACAATACGTGCATCTGACTTTTCTGACATAAGTTCTTCTCTTGTAATACAAGCACCAGCAACTTTCTTTACGCCTCTTCCTTTTATACACCAAGAAAGCATAACGTCAATATTAGCGCTAAACCCAGTAGATTCAATATCTAGGTACCCAATAGTAATCTCGTGCCCAGTTTTGTATCTTTTAGGTTTTCTAAACCCTAATGATTCTATTTTTCTAGTTACTGCCTTATACGTTCTATTGTATCCTGCTAGCCTTACTTCTTGGTACAGTTGAAATGCAGACTTATTTGTCTTTTCATACTGATGTAGTATTACTATTTCTTCATCTGACCATAGTTTTCTTTTAGCCATTACTTGCCTCTTTCATTATTAGTATAATTTTTATGCAATTCTAATGCAACAGCAGATAAATAAACACAAAGGTCTAATAACTCCTCAATGCTCTCTTTCAGATTATCACGAGTTCCGTCAATCGGCACCTGTTCGCCGTATTTTTTGGCGCCGATGTCAAGCCTCTCTTTTATCATACTTAGTATTTGGTCGTTATTTGTCATTTCTTAGGAAAATCCTCCA